CTGATAGCTATCTGCTTGTGCTTTGCCTGACAGGTAAAGGTCTTTGAAGCTACCGCCTGAGTAGCCCAAGTCAATAGCGGCATTTCTAGCGCCGCCAGAACTTGTTGCTGGATAGATTCTGTCAGCCGCCCCTTGGAAGGTTAAAAAGGTATCGTCGTTACCGATAAAAAGTCTATCAGCAACAGTACCAATACTACCGACTGTGGTGCCGTCTTTTTGGAATACTGCAATGTCACCGTCATTAGATTTACGATTAAGCTGTAACGGATGCGCACTGCTCATAGTATGGTAGGCTCGACCAGTGGCTAGTAATCCATGCCCATTTGATGTGCTATCTGCCGTAGACTGACCAACCAGCAAGTTGCCAGAAGCATCAAGTCTTGCGTTTTCTGTTCCATTGGTTTTGAAGGTTGTAACACCTGCGCTATCTAAGAAAATATCTGTCGGAGCATCTACACCAAATGATGTGGCTGGTGATATTTGTAGATTGCCTCCAAAAGTTTCAACACTACCGACTGTGGTGGTGCTATCTTTGCGAAACTCAAGAATGCTACCGTCACTAGTTTTCCTGTTGAGTATTAATGCTCTATCACCGTCAGAAACAAATGCGCTTTGATTGCCACTTGCGAGTGCTTGAAATCCTGTACTAGTCAAACCAACAGAAGTTTTCCCCACCAGCAAGTTGCCGTCGTAAGACAGCGTCATTTGAGGTGAATCATCTTCGTAGTTAGATTTACCAGCGGCAAAGTGAATATCCATTGCGCCAGTAGTGCCTGCTGATTTTGCCCACATACCTGCAAAGTGGTCTTCAGTAGCGTTGTTATCGTCATTACCAAAAAGATAAGCGCCTATCTTATCTCCAGCCACAAGAGCATTATCGCTGTTATAAGCAACAAACTCTGGAGCATCTTCAAAATTACTAAGAATTAACTTGGTGTTAGAAGCCCCTAATCCTGTTGGTATGGTAGTTGTGTTTACTAGGATGTTCCCACTAGCATCGAGGCGCATGCGTTCTGTGCCAGTGGTAGCAAACTGCATACTGTCATCTGTGTGGACGTATACAACATAACCTCTGTATCTAGTGTCCCCTGACGTACCGTCTGCAAAATGAATACGACTTGTACTTGACGTTCCTGAATTGATGGTTAAGCCACTATCGCCAGTTCCAGAAAGAACTAAATTAGTTGCGCCGGGGTAATAGCTACTTGGGCTACCCGTACCAATACCCACATTTCCAGAGGCATCGATGCGCATGCGTTCAGTATCGTTAGTGCCAAACAATAAAGCATGATTAGATGTTGTTTTAAGAATTGTACCGCCACTAATCGAACGATAAACGCCTGTGTGCGTTCCGTCAGTAAGCCTATAGCCGTCTCCAGTAGAGCCTGATATATCTACCTTGTCGTTTGGACTACTAGTACCAATACCCAAAGACTCCGCAGACGCATCCCAGAACAACTTCGCAGTCGTGCCAGTGTCCTCGTAGAAGCTGATGTCGCCTGTGTTTCCGACACGCATACGGGCAGTGTCTGTACCAGTAATGCTTGACTCAATAAGTAAATCACCTGTCACAGCATTTTCACGCCCAAATGACCAATGATAATCTGAGCTATAACCTACCCGTAGTTGAGATTGCTCACTTAAAACACCACTATAGATTGTTCCACGTCCATCTACAGTAAGCCCGCCCATCGTGGCTGTGCCGTCAGCACCTACTGAAAATACTTCTGTTGGTGTTCCTGCGGCATCTTTGTAGCCACGAATCAAATAACGAGTATCAGAAGTTGCGTCAGAACGTAAATCAAGTGCTGTATGCCCAGAAGAGGTAGCATCTTGATACGCTTGAATTGCATAGCCCCCTACAGCCTTAGACGAGAAAGCATTTGAGCCTGTAGAAACAATTGTTTCGCTTGTGGCGGTAATCGCCCCAGTAGTAATGCTAGTAGGATTAGTACCTACTTCAATAACAGTACCGCCTGAGTCCTCTGTGTACAGACGCTTGTTAGTCAGATCTAATGCGGGTTCACCTTGAGCAAGATCACCGGACGTTGGAGCGCCAGAGCCGTTCTTAAGTTTAATCGTGGTCATTAATAAGTTCCCCCGTCAATCGTTGACAGTGTAGTAGTAATAGAAGTTGTCCCTGAGCCTGTAACTGCTCCAGACAGCGTAATGGTTTGGTTGCCCGTAAGGTAGCTTTGTAAGTCACTAATTTGTGACTCAGTAACCGAAAGTGCGGCTTGGTGTTGTGTTACCGACCCTTCCGTAATATTAGCATTAGGTACGTTAGCCCATGTTACTGCTGTAGACAGGTCATTAGTTTCAGTAAAGCTAGTTAGATAGCCAGCACTAGCATGGTTGCCCCAGCCGTGTGCTGTGTCAGCCTTAGCGCCTTGTGCCGCAGTAGCGTAGTCAGTAGAGTCAAAAGCCTTAACCTGTGCAAGATTAGTAACCTCTGAGTCCATCAAGGCACCAGCGGCTGTAACATTGGTTGCGTCGGTTACGTCTGCGTTGGCTTCAACATTATCTAACTTAGAGCCGTCTGTTGCTACGTCTCTACCGTCTACTGTTCCCGACAGAACTACGTTACCAGTAATGTTTACGTTACCTGTGCCTGTGATGTCATTACTGTTTAAGTCTAAGTTGCCGCCTAACTGTGGAGTAGTGTCGCCAACAAGGTCTGGATTGATAGTGTTCCAGCCAGAGCCGTCATAGATACGAGTAGTGTTGTCAGAGGTATTAAAGTACCAGTCACCTACTGTTACTGCGTCGCCGTTGCCGTCTACCGTTGGGTTACTTGAGGCAGTGCCTAAGTACAAGCCGTCAATAGCTTCCTTAGCCGCCTCAGCAGCCGTTTGTGCAGTCTGTGCTGCAGTAGCACTGGTGGCTGCGTTTGTGGCTGAGGTGGACGCTGAGGAGGCGCTAGAGGAAGCATTACTTTCTGAGGTAGAAGCATTAGACGCTGATGTGGACGCTTCACTAGCCTTGGTAGTCGCTGTGGTAGCGGAAGCAGCAGCATTAGTCTCTGCAGTCTCTGCATTAGTCTCCGCTGTTTCTGCTGCTGTCTTAGCAACCTCTGCTGCGGACTGCGCAGTGTCAGCGGCTGTTTTAGCTGTTTCTGCAGATACTTTAGCAGCAACCGCTGCATTTTCTGCTGTCTCTGCGTTAGTTTCCGCAGTCTCTGCATTGGTTTCTGCAGTTTCTGCATTAGTTTCTGCTGTCTCTGCAGCAGCCTGTGCAGCCTCTGCAGCAGCTTGTGCGTTAGCCGCAGACGTAGCAGACGCTGCAGCTTCATTTGCTTTTGTAGAGGCTCTGGTTGCTTCTAGGGCTACTTCAGACGCATAGGTGTCTGTACTAGCATCCCCGGAACCACCTGTGCCACGAAATAAAGCCATCAAAAGCTCCTACAAAAGAAAAGAAAAAGGGGCCATTGCTGACCCCCTAAGATCGTTACTCTGCGACTGCGAGAACGAAACCAGCTTCAGGGCGATATACCTGAACACCGTACAGGCAATCAGCCGTGTACAGAGTCGAGAGGTACTCTTGCTTGTACTGGGTTTGTGAACGTACGGCCTGTTGCTCTGCCATGACAATAGCGTCTTTGTGGAAGAGAAGTGCAGCACGGGTATCAGCAGCTCCTGCAGTGTTGTCGCCAGCTGCTTCAATAGTTCGGCAGTTAGCTGAGACGTAAACGTCCACACCGTAGAGGTTACCAATAAGACCACTGTTGACTACCTGACCGTTTACAAAATCAGAAGACACATAACGATCAATGCCCATGATAGTGTTACGAACCGAAGGAGGAATAATCAACGAACGTCCGTCCATAGGTACGTTGTTGTCGTCCAGCTTCTGGATCATGTCACGGAAGAACGCATCAGTGAATACGTCTGCTGGGACAATAGTGTCGTCAGTGTACTGAGTAGTAGTACCGCCGTCGTTAAAGAAACAACCAGAGTGCTGGTAGTCAGTTTCTGCTGGGCTGAATACTACAGCACCACCGTCACCAAAGCCAGTACCGGCTGCGTGGAGGTCGTTGTCAATCTGTACAGCAAGAGCATAACCAGCATCTTCTGTATAGAACTGACGGAGGCTAGAAAGAGCCTGAACTTCCACGATGTCTTCAATCAAGCGTGAGTACTCGAAGTGACGGTCGATGTCAACAGTCAATTCGCCTTCAGTGTTTGCAATGATAGTAACTGCAGTGTCAGCAGCCTTAACATTTGCATCACCACGTACGGGCTTAGGGATGTGAAGCTTGTCGCCCTTCTTACCTGTCATAGCCAGCTTCTTAACAAGCGGAGCCATCTTCAGGTTCTTTTGGTAAGCCGCAATGATTTCATCACTCCAGATTTCTGGGATGAAAGTTGCCGCTTCAGTTTTCGCAGTATTACCGCCTGCGCCGGGATATGTAGCAGTAGCCATGTCAATCTCCTAGATTATTTGACTCGACCCTCCGCATAAGCTGCCATGATTTCTTCAGACAATGCTTGATAACGGTCTGGGTCATTCTTCATTAGTTTAATAATGTCGGCCCTACGATATACCTTCTTACGTGATCCCTCAGCACTGCCTCGTGCGTTACCTGTGTTAGCTGCCTTGAGTGTTTGCTTACGTGCTTGTTTTTCAACAGTGGCCGTCTGTTGTGCAACTGTTTTACGTTCTTTCCAGAGCGAAAACAATTCATCAGCAGAATCAGCATCGTACCCTTGGTCAGCCGCTACAAACAACTGAGTCCTAATCTTAGACGCCTTAATCCACTCTGCAAACTTAGGATCATCAAGGATCTGTTGCATGTCTGAATGTTTAGCTTGAAGCGTAGCAAGTGACGACTGTTTTTTGTACTGCTCAGTGTACTGTTGCGCTTCTCTAATTCTAGGGTGGTTCTCAATAGCACGATTAACCGCACCTTGAGGATCTGTAAAGTAGTCTATATCTTCTTCAGGCTCAACGTGTTGTTGAGGTGCTGGCGTTGATATACTATTACTAATATAATCATCAACGACTTTACGAAGCTCTCCTACTTCGGAAGACTGACGACCTAAAAGCTTTTCAGCTTCTTGATGCATCTGTACAACTTCTTCCATCGACTTACCTTGGTACTTCTCTGGAACTGTAGGATCTTCTTGAGGTTGTTCAACTTCTTGTAGTTGAGTCTCTTCTACTTCGTTTTCAATGGTGTCCACGTTGTCCTCTTCAGGCTGTGAATCAAGCATTGTTGCTCTTGACATAATTAAACTCCGTGATTATAATCATTGTGGAGGTTTTCATTTTCTACCTGCTTTTTCGTGTTCTCGTACCCACTTCATGTGACTACCGGGGAAGTCCCCAGTAGAGCCATCAAGGTGAAAAGACGGGGCAGATACCATTTTTGTAGCGTTAGCGCCACAACCGCACCTACTGGTTGTAGTACCACTCTTTACAAAATCTTCGAAGACGTGTCCGTTAGTACAACGGAAGTCATATATTTTATACATTTACAGGGCCTTCTTCTTCAGCCTCTGCTTGGTCCCTAGCGGCTTCTATAGTACCCTGTAGATTAATTATTGTTGCAAAAGCAGCTACTTGGCCTTTACGATAGAAGAGGTCTTCTACGTCTTTTACACTCTGTATGTCTGCTAACTGCTGTGCATTAGTAGAAAGTTCTTGGATGAGTTGTTTGAAACCTTCGCTATTGAAGAGTTCGTTGTAGTTGTTAAAATAAGTTTCAAGCTCAGTTGTCATTAGTTTCTCTAAAGTTGTTAACTATAGTTTAATTATAGCATACTTTTTAAGGAATGTCAAGCGTTTCTAGTAGTTTTTCTGCGTTTGCCAGAAGCTGTGACTGCGTGGGCTATGCGTTTAGGCCCTGTCTTACGAGTAGCAGAAGATTTCTTTTCAGCTTTAGTCATCTTAGCTGCTACTGCTTTAGGTCTACAAGAGGGGTATGGACGCTCTTTCTTTTCCTTACCACTACGACCACACTTTTTGCCTGTCTTAACGTCTACCCATTCTTCATCAAACCATTTGGTAAGACCTTTTTTGGGACGTTTAGCACCTCCTGTAGAAACCTTTCTAGGCATACGTACCTCCACGTTTCTTGTACTCTTTAGTCAGCCAGCCAGAAGCGTACGCAGAAGGCCATACGTCAAACTTACGTTTAGCTTCTGCCTTGACTCTAGCGTACAACGCTTTGTTGTTAGGAGTAGGCCCTGACTTCTTTGGCTTTGCTTTTGCTTTAGCCATTGTTACTTACCCTTTGGCTTTTTCTTTTTGCCTTTACCTGAACCGTACGCATTTCCGTACCCCATAGTAATCTCCTTACTTTTTGTGGACCTTTTGAACTTCAAAGTTAGCTGACTTAGAAGCTCCTTTGTGTGGTTTGTAACCGTCTACCGGGTCTTTCATTAGCTTGTAGTTACTACCACTTTTCATCCAATGATGGCCTTTAGGTGCACTGACTTTCATTTTTTAGGCATCCTAACTTCTTTACCGTCTTGATAATAGCGCATGCCACCTTCGTCTCCACGTACGTCAATGCTTTGGCTCATGTCAGCAATAGGAAGTCCTTTACCGCTTTTTAAATTAACATTAGCAGTTTTGTAGTCTTCGCCTGAGTTACTTGAGCCTACTGCATATCCAACTGCTGCCCCTTTAGTTTGTTGAGTGCGTCTATCTGCTTCAGTTCTTTTTTTACCTACAGTAATACCGCTGTTTTTAGATTTTCGACCGGGAGTGTTTTTATTTACTCCTTGAGCTTTATCTAAAGCATCGTCTACTTTTCGATTTACTTTAGCTCCTGCTTTTATTGCTTTATCTACAGCAGCTCTTCCGTATTTTTTTACAGCTTTAGTAACACCTTGTCGTGCTATAAAAGCGGATATTGTAGGTATTGTTGCAACTAAAAAACCAGCCATTGTTATCTCCTTACCATTTCTTGCACGACCAGTACCGTGCCGTTAGTTTACTGGGTGGGCTTGTGTCACACTTGTGACGTGCTCTGAACGACTTACGACGTGCAGGTTGGTCTTTCTTAATGCTCATGTTTTGATCGCCAAAACGTATGGTTTTAACTGTGTCACCTTCCTTGGCAACAACTACAAACTTCTTAGTCTTGTGACTAGGCGTTCGCTTTGGCTTGTTGTACCCGCTTACTCCCGCCCGTGCTAGCCTTGGGTCTGCTTTCTTTGGCATTAGATAACTCCTCCACCTTGGTTTCCAGTTCCGTTATTCTCTGGAATGTTCCTTGGAACTCCCGGTTGACTCGTTGGAGTAGGGCTTTCAGTTCGTGGTCTGTTAACATCAGTTTTACCTTCTATTGCTTTTTCTTTAAGGAGAGTTTCAGCAACTTTCATTCGTCGCTCAAACTCTTTATCTTCCGCATCACCTTCTTTAAGGTTTCGAGTGATAGCGTTAATTTTATCTATTTCTAGTTCTTGTGGTACAACAGCAGCTTCAGCAGCCAACTTAGCAGCCCGTGCTTGTGACTCTTGAGCTTGTGCAGACAAAGCCTGAGTCTGTGACTGCTGGAACTGCATCTGCAACTGTTGTACCTGTTGTTGCATTTGTTGTGCTTGAGGGTTAGGCTGAGAAGCTTGTTGTAGCGCTGCTACTAGTTCTTCACGGTTAGACAGGTTCATATTATCAACCACCGACTGTATCAATGTGTTGTACAGTGGTGAGTCTTTGCCCATTGTTTGTAACAACTGTACTAGCTGAGTAACTTCATACTCTCTTGCGATAATGCCCAGAGTACTACTAGCGTTAAATTTATAATCAGCAACGGGGTAATTTTCGGGGTCAAATTGCATGTACCTATAAGCTGCTTTCTTAACAAAAGGGATCAAGAAAGATTGTTGGAAGTTAATTAGTGTGCGTTTATGACGTTTAATAATAGCGCCAAGAGACATACTAATGCCAGCGGCAGTGCTCTCGCCATTAACCTGACCTGCAATTCCTGCTGAGTCAACGGCTCCTGTAGCTTGCTGTACCATCTGCTGCAAGGCTCCGGCCTGAGCAAAAGTGATTTGACCCACTTGACCAAAGTTGAAAGGCTGTAGTACTTCACGAGGGTCTCCGTTAGTCAGTATCATCTTACCGGGGCGTACCTCTGGTTTAGCACCTCGTGGTAAGCGTGTAGCGTCAATGGCAAGCATTGGGTGTATCGTAAGGCTTAACGCATCAATACGAGCACGTAGTTCGGTGTCGAGTGCTTTCTGACTGTTGTAACCTTTTTCACACACGCCACGACCCCAGAAGCGTCCGGGTACTACGTCCCAAGGGAATGCTACTACAGGACGGTCCTGCATCATGTAGGGGTTAGCTTCAGCTTTAAGCAGTATACCACCGTTAGCGATTACTACAACGGCCTCTACGTACTTTGACTCAGACTCTTGTTCTAGTACCTCTTCTTCGTCTTCGTCCCGCATAGCGGAATCTAGAAGCTCTCGTGGCACTAAACCATAATACTTAGTCAACCTAACCTTGTCGTCGTTGTAGATTGTAATGTCTTGGTCAGGCTCAAGGTCCGTATCTGGTGCAGCAGAACCTACGTACACGTCACGGTAAACACCTTGCTCCTGTAGAAGCTCTACTTGGTGCTTACTAACAAACTCGTCTACAGCCACACCCATAGCGTCATCTACGGACGTAGCTACAGGGTCAATTAAGAAGTTCTGAGGCAGTACAGGCTTAAGCTTTACTTTGACACGTTCAGTAATGTTTACGCCAACAGCTTGTAAATCTCCACCCATAACAGGTTGAGTTGCAGGAGCCATCTCTTTCATTTCTTCGATGATTATTTCACCAATGCCTGTACCAAAGACTGCAGAGTTAATCAGGCACTCTGCTACAGCCTTACGCACCATACAGTTTTCAAAATCTTCTGTAAGCTTGTTACGTAGGAACTGTACGTCTTGGGGTTGTGTATCACCCATGTTGTCACTAACGTCAAACCACTTGCCACGGCCAAACGTAGCCTCTTCTAGTTCTGCTACATTGGATTCAACAGCCTGTTGTAATGCAGGAGAAATAATACGGGAGCGCTCAGACTTACGGTCACTGTCAGCAGGATCCCATATGCCACGCCATAATCTATAGTATTCTTCAAATCTCTGTTCATAATTGCTTTCGTAGTAATCCCTCCAGTCTTCACACTTAGTTATAACCCAGTCTTCAATTGTTTCTTCAATCATCAGTGGGTCTTGTTCATATAAATCAGTCATATTAATATCCCGCTACTACGTCTAAGATTTCGTGGTTTTCGATTTCATAATCGTAGTCGTAAGCCACATTAGCTAACTGGTCGATGTACGCCAAGGCGTCAATCAAGTCGTCATGGGTTAATGGATCAGGGAACTGAAACAGTTGGTCTAGGAATCTACTATTCCATTCACCTTTGTTTAGCGTAATGTAACCGTTTTCAAACCTGCCCTGTAACGCCCACATAACCCTGTCAGTTTTCTTTCTGTTACCGTGTGTTAACTCTTCTACTCTAAAGAACGTACCGTACTTCTTTTGTAGGTCCGTAAGAGGAGACATTACAGCTTGTTTAGCAATACCTCTTTCGATACCAACTGATACGGGACGATAGTCTCTAACGGCCTGAAATATTTTGGTTGCCGTTTCGTTAAGGCTCCAGCGTCCGTAGATAATATTATCAACAAACCAACCATGCTCACTAACTTTGACGACAGCAATGGCTGTTTCGTCAAGCTTACTGTTTTTAGTTCGTT